CAAAGGCACCAGTATTATCATCAAATGTGCCTAAATAATATAAATCAAAATCGTCAGGATGTACATAAATTTGGTTATCTTCACTAGCACGATTAACCTCATCACTAAACTGACGAATAGCTACACCTTCAGTAGCAACATACGCTGGACGTCCAAAAGCGTCCGCAGCGCGGTCTTTAATAGAAACAATAACTAATTTCATAAAAACTCCTTTAAATCTTACGTTTTAAAAGCGATAACTTAGCCAAAGCGACTTTTTCCTTTACAGCCAAACGCTCTAAAGTGTTATCTTCAAAATGTGAGCGACCTTCTTGCTCACGAGCGAATTGTATACCATCAAACTGCTCTGGAAACAATTCTTTAAACTTATTATCATAAAAACGTGGTGGTCGGCACTTCTTGCCACGCACCACAACGGAGTCCGTGGTATACACATCGGACATGAACTTATCAAACCAAGCCTGTCCAATACCAGGCTTAAGAGACATCTTATTAAATTCAGGCTTTCGCTGAATAATCTCACCAGTCTCTAAATCACAGTACTGATAGTGCGCATCAGCATCAACAACTTCGTGTTTCTCATTAACGGTCTTACCGTTAATCTTCTTCATAATATATCGCGCAACATAAGCAGCAGACTCAAAGTTAACATCACCAATAGAGCTATAGCCATACGGCCAAAGCTCTTTAAGTATTTCTGACGTATATAAGATAGACCCAGTCTGCGTTCTTTGGAAAAACTTCTTATCTTCAAAATCAAGACCAAAGATACAAGCATGGAAATGAGGACGATCAAAAGATTCACCATATTCACCTGCCATATAAAAACGAATAGTCTTTCCAGTATAACGCTTTCTCAAACGTTTCATAAAAAGCTGGAAATCCTCATAATGTAAAGAATAATCTTTAGGACAATGCTCTGGAGCATATGTCAAAGTAATAAAACAATTACTAGTATGCATTTGTGCCTCATGCATACAACGAACAGCCCACTGACGTGAGCGTTCAAGGCGACAACCAACACACTGACCACAAGGCAATGACAAGGTGCGGACTACATCCGCTCCTGGTATCTCCCGCCAAATAATAGACCTGTCAGCGCATTGATAAGCCGTTAACGGCTTATAACACGCCATATATTACAGTCTAAAACCACCGCGTTGCGGTGAAGTACGCATATTAATTGCTTTTGTCTTGCTTACGCCACGACGAAATTTCTTCGCTGCGCCGTGCTTGCTCATTGGTTTTCTATAAAGGCTCATAACATTGCACTCCGTAGTTAATAAATGTGGTTTTGGTGTCACCTAGCACAGTTACATCAAGTAGAGTAACTGTGCTGCCATCCGCTTACGCGTCTGGCTTAGGTGTTTCTACTGCAGAAACGACGGGTTCAACCACAGGTTTACCGTCAATAAGACCAATTTGAATCGCTTCATCGCGATTCTCTTCATTCTGCAAATAATTAAGCAAAGCATTAGGGTCATGGTCAAACTTAGCCCTAATCTTAGCTGGCAAAGCCATAAAAGCCTCATCAGCGGCTTTAATCTTATTCAATGCGGTATGGTAGTCACCAACACCGCTAAAATCGCCGTAAGACGGCTCTATTGGCGCCACAGGCATATTGCCAGTTACGCCAAAACGCTCAACTAAAACGTTAATATCACATTCATCCTTCATGTGTTGTTGAGCCAAACTCGGGTCTGTACATAGCAGACCAGACTCTTCCGAAGCAAGAGCCATATCGTAATTATAAGGATTACGAACAAAAACTTTAGTCATATCACTTCCCTTTCGGTGCGTTCTTAGTAACAAATGGCATTGCTGATGATCCACGCAATAGCCCCAAACCTTCAAAAATAGTACGTAATGATTCCTGAATAGGACTCATATACTTAGCAACATTAGGATTCTCTTGTTTAAACTGCTCCGCAGGTTTATGCAAATTAATCTGTTGAGCAACTTGTTTAGTTACCTCATTAAGATTAACAGCAGAAGAACCATGTTGAGTAGCCCTAGCAATTAATTCCTTAATCTGAGCATCATTCATCCCAGGATACAGCTTCTTATTCTCAGTTTCCTGATTATACATAGCAGCTTCAGCCTGGGCTTTCAAAGCAGAACTTTCGTTAAGTTGAGCTTGTGTCTTAGCAACTTCAACTTGCTCACGAGCTAACGCTGATTGAGCCTGACGAACAGAAGTCTCCCCAAATTTGGGAGCTTCAATAGAACTAGTACCACTAGAAGGTGAACTAGTAGGAGCAGAACCAGTCTTAGAATAAGCCAACATAGGCGATAAACCAGCCTTGTTTAAATCCTCAACCATACGCTGGTAAGTAGTATTGGACATCCTCTCATTAAAAGCTTCGGATTGTGTCTGCCTATCTTCGGCAGCATTCCGATTCTGAGAAGCATTCCAAGCACTAACACCAGCACTTAAAATATCACCAAGCATACTAACGCCCTTCGGTTGTTTCCTCGAGAGTCTTACGACTCTCCGAGGTTATAAAAAACATTAGAAATGATCAATTAAACCAGGAACACTATACATCGGCATAGGTCTAGCCATCTTACAATCAAAAAACGCATCCATCAAAAACTGCTGACCGTTAGCAGCTGAACCAACTGCAGTCGTACGGTCAATAGGTGGCGTTTCTTGAATAAACGTAGCATTCAAAGTAGGCAACGAAGTAAACTTCTGAGCATAATGCCAAGGATCTATCGTACCAGCACTTGTTGACTTAAACAATCCAGTGATCTGGCTTGGTTTATATCGGTACTCAGCCCATCGCTCTTGATAACCAAAAACATCGTCATCAGTAGATGTACCAGTAACATAAATCTCCTTGTTCAAAATAGCTTGCTCACCCAAATGAGCAAATACAGGGAAATAAAAATCATAACGTGTCTCACGAGACCACATCTTAGGCAAACCTTGCTGATATGTTAGATCAGCACGAACGTTTACCAAACCAATTATATATCCATGTTCTTGAGCATGATACGTAAAACCATGTCCACTAGCCAACGCAGTACCCATTGCAGCCAAGTTACCAAGCGGAGTAGCACCGCCAGAAATCGAAGTAGCAGAAGTCTGAGCAATCGGGTTAACGTTAACATATGTAGAACCTCCACCAATATACTCTGGACGTTGCAAACGATAATCTTGTGGAGTTACACCAAAATGAGCACGTAACAATTCTGTATAACGTGTACCACCTCGCGCATCGCGCTCAAGCAACTTCTGAATCTGAAATGACTGACGCAATTGATTAATTGTCGCAGCAGTAGCATCACTTAAATCAGTATATAAACCAGTTTCAGTACCAAACTTGGAAAAACCAGTAGCTACACCACCTGTAGTACCTGATGCAGGTCTAAAAGCGTCAATAGTTGCATTAAACTGCAAACGACCATCAGAAAAATCAGTACCAGCAGATGCTCTAGCAAAAACAGGAATCTCACCATTAGACAAAACAGGTGCAGTAGTACCTAAAGGTAACGTTACTGAATCACCCTTTTGTGGCCAGGGCAAAGCACCAGTAAAATAATCCTTACGCTTACCACGTCTTAACAACGTGTAATCAGTAACATCATCACCACTGTCACCAGTATTAACAACAACAGAATTTTGTAAATTCTCGTCTCTAAACCACTCGTTATAAATCAAATTATAAGCTCGTAACGGTAACGCATTATGCGTAACCGTATTGCTGCCAGTAATCTGGCCAGCAGTAGGTAAACCAAAATGATCATAAAGACCACCAACCGCATAACCGCCTGCAGGCGATGTAATCTGCGGAACAACATAAGAAATAGAATCACCTGGGTTCGCTTGCTCACCCATAAACTTAACCCAATTAGTCCAAACTAATCGGTTAGGTACAAAAAAGAAAAATGTATCCAGATGCAAATTATCCATCACTGGAAACAATGGCGTAGCCAAACGAGCAAACATAGTTGCTTTAACATTGTGCATATCGCCTGGAAGGACTTCATCACAATAAATAGGAACTAAATAACCGCCATCAAACGTAGTTTTATGTGCGTATTGAGTATCAAAACTAGAACGCGGAATTTCCGCTTTAGGAACCATAGCAAAACTATGAGAACTTACCGACTTATTACGATGCATAGCAATCTCCCGAAGTATTCCGTACCACTCTTACGAGTGATACGGTTTAAAAAAACTTAATCAGTCTCACGAATCTTAACTTGCTTACCCAAACAAATTTGTTTTGGCGAAGCCAATAAATCAAAGGCACCAGTATTATCATCAAATGTGCCTAAATAATATAAATCAAAATCGTCAGGATGTACATAAATTTGGTTATCTTCACTAGCACGATTAACCT